CGCCCGTCGCGCACTGCGGCGAGGAAGCGCGCTAAGCAGTCGGCTTGCGTCAGCACCATGGAATAGCCGCAAACGAAACGGTGCGCAGGATGTACCAGCAGCCATGATCCACAGAGCCGTACTCGCTGTAGGCGTCGAACTTGATGCGGATCATGGTGTGCATGGCGGGATCGGTTTAGCGAATGTCCAAACGCTGGCCGCGCACAAGGCGGCAGCCCGGCACTTCGAAGCCGTCTTTCAACGCTGCTGCGATCAGCTTTTTATCGGGCGCGGGAACCGGCGGCAGCGGGTCTGTCTTGTACTCGGCGGGGATGACCGACTCGTCATCGATCTGGACGCTCGGCGGGTTGTCGCGGATCGCCAGCTTGAAATATGGCGTGTCGATCTTCGGCACGTTCGCGAGCCGCATCCCGTCGAACAGGTATTGCTTCACGGACGACGCGCGATTCTCCAGAGCCTTCGCGCGGTCCATCATCGCTTTCGCGTGTGACTTGATCTGCTCTGCGCTCGCTTCGATGTTCTTGATGACGAAGCCGATGTTCTGCGCCTTGGTCTCCAGATCGCCGCTGATCGATTCCAGCGTGTCTTTCAACGTTTCTTCGTCCAGATCCAGCTCGACCAGCGTGTCGGCTGCGGCGCGGTATTCGCGGGAGATCTCAAACAGGTTCAGTGACATTTCGGTTCCTTTTGATTGTGTGTTCTGCGGTATCGGTGCATGCATAAAGATACCATGACGGTATCCTTAGCGGTCAAATTTTTTTGCGTCGCAGGCCGCGCCATTCGAAGCCGCCTTGGCGCTCTGCTTCACTGCTTGGCCGGTGCTTGCACGACTCGGCGCCGCGTGGCGTCTGTGCCGTGTATGACCAACGATTGCCGGTCCAGTAGCTGAACAGGCGAAAGATGGTCTTGCCGTTCGGCTTGCGGCGCACTTCATAGACGCCGATGTGCCGCGGCTTTATGCTCTTGTCAAACCAGTCTGTGAACTCTTGCATGTGAGGTCTCCTGGCTGACGCCGGCGCGGGCCGGCGACGCGGTTTAGTGCGTGGTCAGAATGGGATGTCGTCGTCCATTTCATCGAATCCGCCGCCAGCAGGCGCCGATGCATGGCGCGTCGCTGCAGGTTGCGCTGCCGGCGCATTACGCAACGGACGATGACGCAGGCTTTGGATCATCTTCGGAAGCTGTTGCGCGTTCACCTTCTTGTCGAGGATTTCCGAAGCCATCAGTTCGCTGCTGGCTTCGAAGAAAGCGGCCGGCACGACCTTCGTTCCGACTGATCCGTCGTTTTTCAGGTAGTCCTCCGTCTCGAACAGGATGCCGACCGGCTTGTCCATCAAATCAAGAAAAACATTCGCGTTGAGTTCCTGAACCTGTTGCGTGTCGCGATCCCATTTCTTGACGACCGCTCCGCTTGGCGCGATGTTCTTGACGCGCAAGCACGTCATCAGCGCTTGCAGTTGCTTGAAGCCGAAAAGTTCTTTCTCTGACGCGTTGAAAGTCCAGAGGGTGAAGTTCGCCGTCTGCTTGTCATCGGTCACGAACGCGAAGTCGATGCCGCGCGTGCCCTTGGAGCTTTGAATGTCCTCGGCGCGCGTGAATTGGCCGACGTATTTGCCGATCTCGTTGATGCGCTCGCTACGCTGCTCAGCCTGGCGTGCTGCTTGTGCGTTCAATGCGTACATTTGATGTTGTCCTGTAGAAGTAAGGTTCGTTTGTTCTGGCTGTTCTAGGCTCAGAATTGAGGCAATTAAGCGGCTTGCCGGATGCCGTAATACTCTGCAATCGCTTCGTCGACCGCACGCAGATCGTTCGGAACGCGCTCGTCTTCGAACAGGCCCATCGGGCTTTTTACGGTGTCGCGCCCGCTGTTGCGCGTCGTGAACGTGTATTCGCCGTCGACAACGTCTGTCTTGAGTACGATCGTGAACAGGCCTTCGACCGTGATCTTCTCGTCGAGAAGGCGTCCGATAGTCTTGGCTTTGGTGTGGCCCGAATCAAGCTGTTCGCTGTGCGTCAGGATGTAGACGCGCACGTCATCAGCAAGGTTGTTAGCGGCCGTCAGCACATCCCATGCGTGCTTGCCGATCTCGGTGAACTTCTGAAACCCAGTTTCCGAGCTGCGGCGCATGAACTCGTTCGCGAGCAGATACTGGAAGTCATCGATGACGATCGTCTTGCGCTTTGTCTTCCCCAGTAGGTCGACGATTCGGTTCGCGTCGTCAGTGACGATCATGTTCCCGGTCGTGTTCTCCCTCGACAGATACGACCAGCCTTTAGCCCGAAAGGGCAGAGGCTTCTTAACGACCTGAATCAAAAGGGTCTGCGAAGGGTCCAGATTGCGAAGCGAAGTGCTCTTTCCTGTCCCGCTTTGTCCGATAACCAGCGTTGCTGTGCTCATGGCCTTTCTCCTGTTCTTGCAATTCGTGCTGTTCGTAAAGTTCGAGTTCTTGCTGCCACTGCCAGTCGTCGTCGTCTCTCATGGCCACGCTCCGATGTTCTGTGCCGCGCACCATGCCCCGTATCCAAGGCACAAGGCCAGCGCAACTAGCCAATCAAGCGCGGGCTTCATTAGCTATCTCGTCAATCTCATTGCGCAGCACATTGGCGCGCTTCATGAGTAATGCGAGCCAGCCATCGGCCGCCGCATCCGGGTACAGCGTTTCATATCGCTGCCATTCGTCCGTCAGCTCGCGCAGTAGCGCGTAGACGTCGGGAAACTTCTCGGCAATACGGATCTGTCGATCAAGCGTTACAAGCGTGATCACGTCCGCAATGTACTGGTCGCCAGCGTTGCGCAGATCAGCAAGTGACACATCCTTCGGGACTTGCGTAACTTCGCCGACGCTAGCTGTGACGGTATCCGACAAGTTCAAATTTTTTTCGGCGACGCCGGACTGGCGCGGGTGGAACACCGACGATGACCGTAATAATAACGCGCTTCCCGGCTTGCTTACCGTGTTCATGGTCTTTCCTTCCGTTCGTGGTTTTGGTTTGTGTTTTGTTGATGCTGAAATAAAGGATACTAAAACAGTATCCGTAGTGCAAGTGGTTTCGCGAAAAAAAATGTGCGCTCGCCTACAAACGCATCCACGTCTGATAGTCGGCTTCGCTCAGTCGATCACCTGGCAGCGCTGGCTTGGCATCCGGCTTGTGCGCGTCGCAATACTCGCGGCCTTCGTGCTGCCAATGCGCCTTCACGCGCGGTCCTAACTTGCGGCACACGCAGCAGTAGCGCCAGCCGCCGCGCTCGACCATTGCTTTCGTGATGCGATTCATGGCTGGCCCGCCTGTGAGCAAGCGAGCTGCCACAGCCGCGGATCGGCCTTGGTAATGGCGTCCAACAGAAGCCGCTTTTCTTCGAGATAGGTGACAGCGAACTTCGGATCATGCATAACGATGCTCGACGTGTTGCTGATTAGGTCGGCGCACTTGATCGTCTGTATCCAAGCAGGCGCCGCAGCCAGTCGGGCCCGTGACGCAGCCTTGCGCGCGGCGCGGTTCCCCGTTTCCAGGTCAGACAGCAGAATGACGCCGGCCGTCACGATCTCGCCGAACTGCTCGCGCAAGGTTTCGGCAGACACGCCCTGATCTTCGATGCAATCGTGCAGCCACGCAACGGCTACCGCGTGATCGGTATCTAGCGCGACCGTCGCCACGATGCCCGCCACCTCGGCCAGATGGTCGACATACGGGTTGCCGGTGTACTTGCGCACCTGATCCTTGTGCGCTTCACGCGCAAACATCATTGCTCTATATGCGAGGCTCATTGTTGCTCCATTTGCTCGTTGACCGTTTCCTGATAGGCCGCCCATCTGCGCCGCCCGCGTGCTGCCCGCCGCTTGTCGCCGGTCAACAGATTGGCGATGCGGCCCAGCGTCTTGTCGTAGTACTGATATAGCGCTATGCCTTCGTCACAGCAGCTCACCGCGACAGCCTGGTATCCAACGCCAATGTCGACGTACTCGTATGGGTCGCGGCCACAGAATGCGCAGTACGGGTGACTGAGCCACAGATCGGGCTTCCATTGCTTCCAGCGTGGGCGTGTCATACCTGCTCTTTCAGCGCGCGGATCGCCTCGGCGCATCGCAGTCGCTCGTTCGCGGCGTCTATCCAGCCGTTCTGCTTCACGCCATCGATGCCGCGTGTAATCTGATCGGCCGCTTCATCGAGCGCATTAGCGCGCACTTCCTCGGCGAACGCTTTCAGGTCGATGCTCCATTCTTCGTATCTGGCGATGTGCTTCAGCGCGAGGCGGGCGAGCTGTTCGTCTGTCATGTGGGGCATCAATGAACTCCCGTCGCGTGAAAGGTGCGATGCGTCTGGCCGGCGATCTGCACGGATGCTTGCAGGGCAGAGGCTGATTCGATGCAGCGCGCAGCAATTTCATGCGATGCGCTGGCATGCAGCGCCTCGGCGGCAGCTTTCAGCGCGGCGATTGCGTCAAAGATCTTGTCGGGGCTGACTTGCATCACTTGCTCCCTTCGTGTTTCCAAGGCTGGTTGTAGTGCCGTGTCGAGTAGTCGGTAAGCATGATCGGCTCGCCGCGCTCAAAAATCCCTCTTCGCTCGCATTCCCGCGCACACCATTTGTTCATCTCGTGCGGGCCGCTCGGCTTGCCGTGTCCTCCTTCCCATGTGCCGGGCTGTTCCGGTGCGTCGCCTAGATCGCCGTCCGCCAACCACGCGACATCATCTGGCTCGTTCTTGTCGAACTCGACATTCGGGCGGCTGTTGATGCCCCACGCTTTATTGCATTGACCATCGCAAGCGAGCGTGACATGGCGGTCGAACCAAAGGATCTGCTTTTGATAGATCACGCTTTGGCTCCGGTTGCTTTGGCAATTGCGGCGCGGGCAAGATTGCGCAAACCTTGTGGAGTCAGATACTCGTCGTCCTCGCCTTTCAGCAATCGCTGAAGCGCTTCAAGCAGTTCCGGCGCAGCGGCGATTAGGCGGGCGTTAACATCGTTTTCTTGGAGCGTTGCGCTATAGCCAACGTCAGCAACAATTCCTCCGCGCATGTTGCGAACCGCATGCATGCTATCGGTTGGTGCCGTTACGTGCCACGGCGTATGCTTGATCTCGCTCATTGCTCACCTCGTGCTTTCGCAAGAGCAGCGCGCGCACGCACGAAGCCGCCTTTGCCGCCGATCCATTCGGTGTTAATTATCTCTTGCAGGGCTTCGTAGAGGTCGGGCGCCGCAGACAGTAGCCGAGCGTTCGCAAGCGCCTCTTCGTTTGTCGTGCCTCGAACTCCAGCATCGTCATCGCTTGTTCCCCAGACAACGACTGAAACACCAGCACGGGATTCGATTCCGGCGATCGCGTTATGGGGCTTGTACACGTACCATTCTCCCGGCGTGTAATTGACGTCGCTCATCACTCACCTCCAGCCAAACGGCGCTTGACGATGACTTCCTTCGCATCGGTCAGCAGCGTGTGAATCGTATGCAGGTCGTCTTTGTTGCCACGCGCCAGCGCAGTCATGAACGACTCGCGTTGCGGGCCGGTCAGCTCGACCAGCAGTTCCATCAGGTCATCGAACGTGACCTCGCGCTCGACCTGCTCGCGGCGATCTTCTGCGGCCAATGCTGCGTTGTCGGCCGCTTCGAGATCCCGGTCGAACAGCCAATTGCCGTATGCTTGCGTGCGGGAAACTAACTGCGGTACGTGGCTCATGATTCCGTCCTTGTTGTTGGCTACGAATACTACGGTGGTGTGTCGAGTAGTTGAACGATACCAAAGTAGTATCCGTATCGCAAGCAAAGAATCACTGTTGCGTTTCTGCCTCACGCGGAATCCACGATCTGCGCTCGAACGCTGGCCGTAACTTCTCGTGCGCTGACTTGCGTAAATCCGCGATTGCTGGCGTCACCTTGGCGGCTGCTCGCGCGACGGTCTGCGGGTGGATGGCGCACTCTCGCGCAATGCGATTCAGGCTAGGACAATACCCCTCTCCAAACACGAACTCCCGCGCGACTAGCATGCGAACCATCGTGCGATTGCGATGCGCTCCTTCGAGCAGGCATACAAGCCGCTCAACGCCCGCGTGACGCTCGCCGCGCTCACCGCCATAGGTGGCATCCAGCAGGGCGCGCTGATCCAGCGAGAGGTGCGATTCAATGACGTCGTGCACGTATTGCGCCTGTGCTTTCTTCTCGTGCACGGATAGCAGCAGGGCGGCGCCGTCAGGTCCGGTATATTCCCCAATCTGCCCGATCTTGACGCCGGGCCGCGCGCGCCATGTGTAGGCAAAGGACAATGCCGCGTCCATCGAGCGGAACATCGGCGCGCGACTGTCATCTTCCGGCTTAGGAGTGCGAAGGGTGAGCCGGCCAAGCGAGCTTTCGTGTGCGGTGCATACTTGCATATCGGTCCTTGGTCAGTGGAGCGGGGCGGAAAGCAGATCTGGGGCGGCTTGGATAACCTTGACAGTCATGCCGGTGTGTGGGCATTTTCGCGTGCCTGGCTCGAACACACGACCATCGGCGCGCAGCTCGGCGATACGCGCACAGACTGACGAGAGACGGATACCGGTCAGGTTCGAAATGTCCAGCCGGGATAACGCCGTCGCCGGGATCGTGCGCAACAGGGCGAGGATCTTGGCTTGCTGGTTGGCGACCGTGCCGTCGTCGCGCACAGATAAGTATGCGAGCAGGCTGGTTTGTCCGGTGATCATGACTTCCCCTTCGGCTCAAAATGACGGCCGTTCTTGCCGCAGTTCCATGGCATGATGCTATCGCGCTGCCCCCGCGCCGATTCCAGCGTCTTGTATGTGTACGTTGGAGTGCCGTCTATCGGATCGATGCCGATCTGTTTACGCCCGCGCTCGCACAGATACCAGAAGTCGTTGTAGTGCTTGCAGTCCTTGCATAGTTTGGTCGGCGCTTTTTCGGCCGGGAACCATTCAGTTTTTTTCATTGCCCAACCCCCATGCGAACAATCGCGTTGACAGCGTTCAGCAGCGTCGGATCGACTTTCGGGAACCGGCGGTTGTCGCGGCGGTACTTTGCGTCGACCTCGGCTTCTGTCAGCTTCGGTCGCGGCGCCGGCGTCGGTCGCAGTGGTACGTTCTCGCCCTTGCCGATCACGTACCGGACCGCGCGGCGATAGCCGTTGTTGTCGATTGCGCGGAACTCCTGTTCGCGGCCCGGCACGCGCGCGCGGCGTAAGTATTCGTTGACCACTGATAATTCGCGCCCGATGCCCTCGGATATTTCCTGAGCAGTGCGCGGCTTTCCGTCAGCCATCAGATTGCGAATTAAGTCGGCAGTGAATACGCGTGTGGTCATGCTTGCTCCGCCATGCAGGAAAGAGGGTGGGCGCCGTAGTAGAGGCGGAAGTGGCCGATTCCGAGCGTGCCGAGCACGGCGAGCGCGAGCACAATTCCGCCGATGACAGAGAGGATGGTTTTAGTCATTGCGCATCCGTGCTGCGGAGAAGTGCGCCAAGCGCTTCTGCATACGTCGCCATGCGGTCGTGCGACACGCCATTGGCAAAGCGCCCCGCTTCAAGATGCATATGCAGTCGGCGCACTGTGGAAATCTGCTCGTCCGTCAGCGCTAACTGTCTCTGCACTGGTTGCTGGGCGGCGTAGTTCTTCAGGAAGTAATCGGCAATCCACCGCATGCGAGCCGGTTGGCCGGCTACCGAGTCCGGGCACAATGCATGGGCAGACATCATCACGTCACCGGGCGAGCGTGAACGGCGATTATCCGCATAGGCCACCGGCTCCGCTGCCACCTTTTCGGCGGTGAGTGCGGCGCGATAGCGGGCTTCTATTCTTTCGCCCTGCGCGTAGATCCGCTCGGCAATCACTGCCTCTCGCACCCGCTCCCCAATCGCCCCATTTGGGAGGCTAGATTGCGAACCGGCGTCGGCAATAAATTCGCAATCCGCGATGCGGCTCTTCAATTCCGCCATCGCCAGGCGAATTTCTGCGGCTGCCTGCATTGGATCGGATGCGTTTTCTAGCCATCGAGCCGTGCATTCCATCGAAAAAAGCACGCCGTCGAACGCGCGTTTTTGACGACTACTGTATGTTTGTACAGTACTCCGTTCTAATGATGCCTCGTTAGTGTTCATTCTCAGTTCCTTTTTTTATTTGTTCATATGAAAGATTTTTAGGCGATTTCGGACCAAAAAACCGATACCGTAAGTATAGACGGATACCACCACGGTATCCATGAAATTCGCAAAAAATTGTTCAGTCCATTCCACGGCTGCGGCCTCGTGGGCGGTCGGGTTCGGATCGCTGCCCGAAGCCTTGACCGTGGGCCAGATCCTCGAAAAGCGTTCTCTCGCCGTGGAAAACCAGTCCGGTGATGCCCGTTTCGCCCTGGCGCTGCTTCGTGCAAATGACCTCGCAAATCCCCTTGTCTGGCGAGTCGGGGTTGTACACCTCGTCGCGGTACAGGAACAGGATCGTGTCGGCGTCGGCTTCGATGTCGCCGGAATCCTTCAGGTCAGACGAGAGAGGGCGCTTGTTCGGGCGTTCCTCGCACTTACGCGAGAGCTGCGAGAGCAGAATGACGGGTATGTCCAGTTCCTTCGCTAGGTTCTTCAGACCTTTCGTCAATGCACCGATTTGCAGGTCGCGGCGTTCTTCGCTGCCAGTTGCCATTAGGCCGAGATAGTCGACAACGAGCAGCGAAAGACCGTGCTTGCGCTTGACCGAGCGCGCCTTGCTGCGCACCTCGAGCAGCGTCAGATTCGGCTGGTCATCAAGGTACAGGTGCAGGTCTTTGATGGCTCCGGCCGTCTTGGTGATGTGCGACCAATCGGGTTGTGTCAGGTTGGCAGGGTCGCGTAACTGCGCCATCGTCAGCCCGCTGATGGACGAAACCAGTCGTTGTTGAAGCTGCACATTCTTCATTTCCATCGACAGGAACAGGACCGGCATATCGCGCGCGACGTTCTTTGCGATGGTCAGCGAGAACGCGGTCTTTCCCATTGACGGACGCGCCGCAACGATAACCAGATCGCCTCCATAGAAGCCGCCGCCGAGCTTGCGGTCGAGGTCAGTCAGGCCCGTAGGAACGGGTTTGATCAGGCCGTCAATCTGCTGATCCATGTAGTTCAGGTAATCGACGAGCGACTGGCCGGCGTGAACTGGCTCCGACTTGACGATCGCTTCGCCGAGCTTTTCGAGCTTGGCTGATGCCTGGTCGATCAGGACGGCCGCGCTGTCAGGCGTTGCGCCGACAGAATCCTGAATCTCATGCGACAGCGCCAGCAGGCCGCGCTTCTGCGCACGGTCGCGCACGATCTCAGCGTAACGCGAAATGTTCGCCGCGCTAGGCGTGTTCTGCGATAAAGCGTTCAGGTACGCGAGGCCGCCGACATCGTTCGCGCGCCCCTTTGCTTGCAGGCGTTCGAACACGGTCATCATGTCCGCGCCAACGCTTGCAGAGATCAGGTCGACGATCTCCGAAAAGATCAGCCGGTGATCGGCGCGGAAAAAGTGTTCGGCTCGCAGATCGCCGAGTCGGTCGATAGCGTCGTTGTCGATCAGCAGGGCGCCAATGACGCTTTGCTCAGACTCCACGCTTTGCGGAATTGCCCGCTGCATATCGTTCGCCGTCATGCTCTCTCCTCGTGTTCGCGTTTAACCTGTCTGCCGCGGGTTGTTAAGGCGCATTGCCCGTCGTCAGCGATGAACCACAACTTGAACCAGTTCTCACGGACGGCATTGCGGAAGTGCGCGCGCCAGTCCTTCTGTTTTTTAGATTCGTCTGCAAACTTGCGCTTGAACTCGAGCCACGCGTATCGGATGAAGTCGTCAGGCAGGCTTTGCTTGTGCGCGTAGTCGAAGATCGGGTCATTTTCAGCGATGGCGCGCTCGCCGTTTTCTTTGCAAGCTTTTAGCCAAGAGGCCAGAGAGAGAGAGGCGTGCGAAGCGCGGCGCTTCTCTGTTGTAGTCTCTGTATTCTCTGTACAGTGATGCGGTGTATTTTTCCGGTTCTGAACCGGTGCGATTTTCCGTTCTGATGCGGTGGATTTTTCCGCTTCGATGCGGACGCCGTGAGCGGCCAAAACCTCGTAATTGATCGCGTAGTAGTTCGTCTTGTCCCAAGGGTTGTCGGACAGTTTTTCGATGTCTACCAGGCCATCGCCGCGCAGCTTTGCAATGATCTTTCGGATGGTCTCCGGCTTCCAGAACGGGAACTGCTTCGCCCATTCTTCATAGGTGTTGTAGACCCACTGACGATCATCGTGGGTGAATTTGCTGTGCGACAGCCAGTAGTGCATCTGTTGCAGGACGATTGCTTCCTGCAGGCCGATCGCACAGGCTAAAGTCGGGGAAACAACGAGCGGCGGCTCGTCAAATAACAGCGTGGCCATTCCTTACTTTCCCCGGATAGTCCGTTTGAGTGATTCGCAAAGCTTGTGCACTTGCGCCTGCTTTGCGGCCTTGGTCTTGAGGTGCGCGATATTTCTGGCCATAGCCATCTGAAGATCGGCAATGGCCCGCGCGGGTACGCGGGCGTCGCTCATTGGGCTTCCTGTTCGGAGTGTTCAAGCGGAACATCAGGCAGATTGGGGATCGGCTCGATCACGGCCGGCCCGCGCGCCTTGCCTACGAGCTTCGGCATTTCGTGGCGCAATCCGATCATGTCGATTACGGTCAGGTGCGGCTTGTTCGGTCCAACTAACTGCGCGCTGACTCGAGCGAATTCGAGCGCGCGCTTTTTGCCGACCACCTTGTGACCGTTGCGGATGTTGCTCCAGTAGATCGCGCCGATTCCGA